CCCCCGGCGCCCACCGGCCGGTCGTGTCGCTGTACTCGTAGACCTTGCCGTCGAGCGTCACCGCCGCATGGACCTGGCTCACCTCGTTCCAGGTGATGTCAACGGCCTTGCTGCGCACGTCGTGCCAGCCGTCCGTCTGGAAGTCGCCCGGGCGGCCGAGGGAGCTGATCGCTCGGCGCAGGTCCTCGTAGTCGATCGAGGCCTCGGGGAGGGAGAGCGCGCTCGTGTCCTCCGGCGTGCGGATCCGGTCGACGGCCAGCGGCCAGGGGAGGTTGGGGAACCACCCGCGGCCGAAGGAGACCTCGCTGGCGTCGCCGCGCTTGAGCGTCTCGGTGAGCGGCTCGAGCCTGAGGCTCGCCCAGCCGTCGCGGTTGGCCTCGAGGCCCTCCTCGTTCTTGACGCGGAAGGTCCCGAGCGTGAGCGCCGCCGCCGGCGCCTGCTCGAGGAGGATCCGGACCCGGCGGCCTTCCCAGCCGCCGGCAAAGAGTGAGCCCGGCTGGTCAGGCTCGCTCAGCCAGTAGCCGTCGCGGTTATCCACGACGAGGCTGCTGGGCGGGCCGACCACGGGGTGGCCTTCGGTGGAGGCCTTCAGCTCGATCGCGCCGATGCCGCCGGCGAGGCGGTCGGTGAAGTCGACCCAGGTACCGGCGTCGTCCTCGAACTGCACGAGGTGGCGCACCGGCTACACCTCCACGAAGCCGAGCGTGAGGTCGTAGCCGCCGCCGGCGAGGGTCCAGTGCGGGTGGAAAGTGCCGGGGTAGACGGCCTCGGCCACGTGGTAGTAGCCGAAGAAGGGCGCCTGGCCGAGGCCGAAGTCCACGCAGATCGGCACGGGCTCGGGCACGTGCAGGCCCAGGCCCTGCGTGCTCAGGCTCCAGAGCGCGAGGAGCTGCCGGTAGGGATCAGGGCCGATCTTCGTGAAGTGCGCCTGGAAGCGGTGCTTCAGGGCGTCCTTGGTGAGCACGCTGCGGGCCAGCCGGCCGTCGAGCATGCGGCGATCGACGACGTTGGCTGCCTCCCACTGCATGGCGGGCACGGCGCGAATCGTCTGCGGCGTGATGTCCACGAAGTAGACGGGACCCGCCTGCGCGATCGTGCCGTCGGTGGGATTCAGCATCAGCGCCGCGTCGCCGAAGATAAAGCCGGTGTTGACGCCGTCGGGGCTGTTGACGCCGAGGTGGAGCTGCACGTAGGCGGTGTCGTCCGGCATCACGACGGCCGAGTGCGCGAGCAGGCGCTGCCAGCTTCCGGTGCCGAGCGTGCCGGCGTTGGTGAAGACAAGCTCGATCGGGTTGCCTTCAGTGAGGCCGTTGTGGGTGGTCGGGGGGATGAAGGCGCCGGCCGCGTTGTAGCAGGAGAACCAGGCCTTGAGATTGGTGCCGATCGTGCAGTCTGTGGGCACGACCGCGGGCAGCGCGAGGCTCAGGGCCTTGTCGTAGTGGGCCGCGAAGAAGCGCGAGAAGGGGAGCTGCTCGGTGAAGATCGTCGAGGCGAGGACCTTGTGGTCCGTTGAGATCGACTGGCCGGTGGTCATCGCCGCGGTGGCGATGTAGCAGGACGAGCCGCCGAGCCAGCCGGCGGGCACCTTCGCGCCAGGGTAGTTGCCGTAGTTGTCGCTCGGGTTGTAGCCGACGTAGTACCAGCCGCGGTACTTGCTGAGGTTCCAGACCAGGCCGTCGCGGCCGACCTTGGTGCCGGCGTAGAGCGCGGGGTTCGCGTCGCGGAAGGCATGGTTGGGGATGTGGATGCCGGCGGCGGCGCGCAGCGTGGTGATCGCGGCGGGCGGGACTAGCAGTCCCCAGAAGGGCCCGGACATCAGGCCACCCCCTCTTTCACGTAGAGCGTGCCGGCGTCGAGCTGCTCCTGGATGCTGCGGGCGTCGGACTGCGCCTGGCTGCCGTAGTAGACGTTGCCGTAGTACAGGTGGGGGACGTAGATGGTGGTCGGGCTCGAGGCGAGCGCCGTGGAGGTGGTGGAGCCGCCGATCGTCTTGCGGCCGCCGGCGAGGCCCGTGCTGCTCTCGCGCTCCTCCTGCGACATGAAGGCGCCCGAGGGTGCGTTGTTGGCGCTGGCCGCGCCCACGAGGATCGCCGCGGGAGCGGTGTAGGCGGCCATCGTCCCGTACATGCCCGCTGCGAGAAAGGCATCCTTGGCCTTGTCCGCCTGCCCAAGGCTCGACCATGCCCAGCCCTCAGCCAGGTAGTAGATCGCCTTCCCCGCGGCGGTGGCGGCCAGCGCCTTCAGCGTGTCGGCCGACCACTTCAGCATCACCTTACCCATCTCGCCATAGGCGCCCTTGCTGCCCTGGAGCGCCGCGATCGAGGCGTCGATGAAGTTGGACATCGCCACGCCGCCGACCTCGCTGAGGGCCTCGAGGCCCATCGCCAGCATGTCCGCGCCGGCCTGCGTCTCGGCAAGGGCGTCGGTGATCTCATGCAACCCGTCGGTCTGGTCCAGGAGCGGGGCGAGGAAGTCGGGCTCGGCGAGCTTCTCGAAGTCCCCTCCTTTCCCGCGGCCACGATCTCCGAGATAGGCCTCCGCAAAAGGCACCTCCATCCCGGGGATCTCGGCTGACCAGCCGCCACCGCCGGCCTGCGGCTTGCGCCCAGTCTCGGCGGTGTCGCTCAGCAGGCCCCTGAGCCTCTCGAGACGCACGATCTCCTCGAGGGTCCTAACGTAGCCATCAAGCCCCACCTTGTATTCATCCAAGCGATCCGACAGCCGACCGTAGACTTCCTCGCCGATTTCCCCATCGCGGAGCATCCGGTAGGCGTCTTCCATGAGCGCGTTCACCCGTCCCTGCAGGTTGAGGGCAGTGAGGAGGTGCTCCGTGTTCATGGGGTCTTCTACGTTGGCCAGCTCGCGCATGCTCCGCAGGAGTCGATCGACGCCGAGCTGGGCCTGGAGGAAGACGTCTGGGGTCTGCTCTTGCCGCTCGAGGCGGCCGTCAGTTGCTTCTGGGCGGAGACCGCACCGGGGATGTCCGCAGTGTAGGCGCGCATCGCCCAGTTGATCTTCGATACGCCGGCCTCAACATCCCCGGCGGCCTCGGCGAGTTTGACTAGCGCTGGTGCTGCAGCCGCCGTGGCTGACGCCAGCTTCTCCTCCAGATCGATCAGGTCTCGCCGGGCAGTCATTCGATTGATGTCTTCGATCGTCGCGCCGAGGTCCTCCATCCTGGAGATCGCTCGGTCGAGCGTCGATGAGGTGATTCCCTCGATCCACTCGCGGAAGTGGCCGACGGCCTTGATGACGCCGACCGACAGATCCTCGATCGGACCGGCGGCGAGCGAGGCGAGCGTTGTGCCGAGCGCGGTGCCAGCGGTCTTCATGCGATCCATCGCGTCGTTGGCGTCGGCGAGCGCCTTCGTGCTGCGCTCGTCCAGCGAGACGCCCAGCGCTTCCGCCTCCTCGCGCATCTGGCGGATGCCGTCGCTCCCCTCGGCCATCACCTGGAGCATCTCCGCGCCAGAGCGCCCCATGAGGTCGATCGCGAAGCTGACCCGCTTGCCCTCGTTGTCGACGGCCATCAGTCGATCGGCGAGCGTCTCAAACTGCTGCTCAGGCGCCAACGCGCCGAAGTTGCGCAGGTCGAGATGCAGCTCCTTGAACACCTTGCCCAGGGCGACGTTGCCGCGGAGGGCCTCGCCGGTGTTCTGGCTGAGCTTCTGGACCGACTTGGCGACGGTCTCGAACTGCGTGCCGCTGAGGCCGGCGACGTGGCGCAGCTCGCCGAGGGACTCGGTCGTCATGCCCAGACGCTGGTGGAGATTCCAGACCTGGTCCGCAGAGTCGGCTGCGCTCTTGATGAAGGCGCCGATCGCCACTCCGCTGACGACGGTGGCGATCCGGGTCTTGAGCCCGCCCATGGCCGAGTCGATGCCGATGATGTTCTTGCGGAAGGAGTCGAGGGCCGCCTTGCTGCGGTCCTCAGCGGAGATCCGGTAGCGTGCCTCAGCGCCCATCATGGTCTCCTAGTGCTGCCGGCTCTCGGCGTCCAACTCGGCCTTCGCCTCCCAGGCCATCAGCTCGCTCAGGGTGCAGCGCACGAGCAGCTCATCGAGGAAGATCCCCATCCGCTGGGCGAGCCCCATCGCGTTGAGCAGGCGCCCGGGGCTCAGCGTCGTGGCGGCGTCGAACAGCTCGGCCAGCTCGCGCAGGCCGAACTGTGCGGCGCCACCGCTCAGGCGTTTGGGCGGCTCGCCTCCGAGGCCCCCTCCTGGTCCTCGCCGAAGGTGATGTCGGCGTTGATCTTCTTCGCCAGGTTGCCGAGCAAGACCGCGTCGCCCTCGTTCATCAGGCTGGCGATCTCCGCCTCGGCGAAGAACGGGCTGCGGTCCTCGCGCCGGGCCCGGACGATCAGCGTCATCGCGATCGACTCCGTGCCCTTGCGCGAGTTGATCTTGCCCATCTCGTCCAGGGTGATCGGCCAGACGTAGATCCGGGCCGGCTCACCCGTCTCCTGGTCCGCCAGCTCGGGAAGTTCGAAGCGGCGCGGCGCCTTGCAGCGCTCGCGGTAGTGGGCGACGATCCGGTGGAGAAGATCCTCTGCCATGCTTTCCTCCTGCCGCTCCCGCGGCTGCTAGGGAACCACGCCCTCGGTGAGGACGCCCTGGAACTGGAAGCTGAACTCGCCGACCTTGCTCAGGTCCGCGCTCCGCTTCACGCTCTTGACGATCACGCTGCCCTGGTAGCGGACGTAGGAGCTGGTCTCCCCGGCCGGATAGAGGTTCAGCGTCAGCGTGGCGCCCTTGACGATGAGCGCCTGGCCGGCGTCAGGGCTCGGCGCCGGCGAGTGGCGGCAGGTCACCGTCCCCTGACCGTCGGCGATGCCCGCCATGTAGGTCTTGCCGGCCGCGCCGGCGGCCGTCGATTCGGCCAGCTCGACGCTGTCCTCGTAGTCCCAGCCGGTGACTTCCGCCACCGCGGTCGAGCTGATCTTCACGACGCCGGTCTTGCCGTGGTACTTCGCCATGCTCTTGCCCTCCTGCTAGACGGTGCCCTCGGTGAGCACGCCCTGGAACTGGGCGCTGAACTCGCCGACCTTGCTGGTGTCCGCGCTGCGCTTCACGTTCTTGACGATGGCCGTGCCCGTGTACTTCACGCGAGTGGCCACGTTGCCCGCGGGGTAGAGCTCCAGGGCCACGCTGGCGCCGGCGTCGAGCAGGGCCTGACCGGCGTCCGCAGTCGGCGCCGGCGAGTGGCGGAAGGTCATCGTCCCGCTGCCGTCGGGAATCCCCGCCATGTAGCTCTTCGCCGTCGCGCCGGCGGCGGTCGCATCGGCCAGCTCGACGCTCTCCTCGTAGTCCCAGCCGGTGACCTCGCCGACGGCCTGCGCGCCGATTCGGATCACGCCTTCCTTGCCGTGGTACTTCGCCATGGTGGCCTCCTAGGCCTCGGGGTTCGTGCGGCTGACTGCGTAGAGCGCGACCCAGCGCATCGTCAGCCGGCCGTGCGGGGTCTTGCTGTCCTTCGCGAGCTCCAGCTCGCTGTCCTCGAGCTCGAGGTCGAGCGTGAGCCCATCGAGCGTGGCATCGGCCATCAGGGCCACGTGCACCTGGACGGCCAGCGCGTCGAGCGCGTCATCCAGTCCCTCGACCAGCGCGTCGTGCAGGCGGATTTCGACAAGCAGCGTGTGCGCGTCGCTGGTGTTGCTGGAGGCTTCGGCCAGGCGCGGGTCCCGGGGCGTGACCACCTTGATCGCCGGCAGCTCGGCCAGGGTGTAGACGGAGCCGCTGGAGACGCGGCTGCCCGCGGCGGTGCCCGCGGCCGCGAGCACGGCGACGATCCGGTCCCTGATCTGCTGCCGCTTATGCGCCACGACTGAGCCTCCACTGCAGGTCCTTCTCGAACAGCTCGGCGAAGCGCGCCCGCGCCTTGTCGCGGGTGTAGCGCTCGAGGATGGTCTGGCCGGCCTGGGCCACGGGGATCTTGACGGCGTCGATCGGGTGCGCCTTGCGCGTGGTGCGCTTGAAGATCATCTCGCGGCCGTCGGGGTCCGAGGCGATGAAGGCATGGTCGAAGGCGTGCTTGCCGGCCCGGACGCCTGTGCGGGTCTGCCGGTGCGGCAGGCGGACGGCCGGGATCGGCCTGAGCAGCAGGCCGACCATGATCGCTCGGTTCGAGAGGGTCCCCTTGCGCTGGCGCATCCAACGGTTGGCGAGGGCCACGGGCACGCCGACCTCGGCCGCGATCTCCCGCTTGGCCCGCGTGCGCATCCAGGCCAGCGTGCGGTTCAGGGCCCGGACCGTGGCCAGCGGCACGTGCCGCTTCTGGACCTGCTCGAGGTCCTTCAGGATCGCGTCCATATCGCCGTCGATGCGCACGGTCAGGCTCATGCGAAGACGACCTCCGCGCCGATCAGGTCGTCCAGGAGCCAGGCGTCCTGCAGCACGGGCGGGATCGCCGGCGCCCCCGCGGCCGCGCCCGCGGCCGGCGTGTACTCGCGGAAGGCGTCCAGGCTGATGCCGTAGACCTTCGTGCTGAGGTCGGCGACGACCAGGCGCACGGTCTCCCCGCGCAGGGGCTTCAGGTCCCAGATGACCTTGCGCAGCGTGTGGCCGCCCCTCCCCGTGGCGATGTGCAGAATGGCGTTGTCGCTCGTGCGCACGAGCGCGACGAAGCGCTCCTGGATAGCCTCATCGCCCGCGACCATCAGCTCGGCGAGGTCCTTGGTGATGGTCCAGGCGTCCGAGTAGATCCAGCCCGTGGCGGTCAGCGTGGCGCTCACCCCCGCCGGCCAGCCCGGGTAGTAGCGCTTGAAGGCGGTGTTGAGGTAGCTCACGCCGGTCATGCCGGATGCCGGGTGCCCGGCGGCCAGCGGTTCGTCGCCGATCACCGGCTGGTAGTAGAAGGCATCGGCCACGGTGCCGCCGCTCCCGAAGTGAAAGCGGAGCGTCCGGTCCATGACGCCTGCGCGCAGGCCGACCAGACCCGCGATCTGCGCTGGGCCCAGTTCCGTCGGATAGGACCCATAGGCGCCGGCCACCAGGTTGCCGAAGTCAAGCTCGGCGATCCGGTAGTAGTAGGGGTTGCCCGAGACGTGGCCGCTGATCGCGTAGACCAGTCCGTCCAGCGGCATGATCTCGTTGGCGAGGCCGGCCACCACGGGGGCCGTGTCGTTCAGCCGCTCGCCGACGCTCACCGTGTCGATGAAGGGATCGCTGGTCGGGTGCGTCGCGCTGCTCTGGTGGCGCGTGCCCGTGGTGCCGATGTAGCTGAAGTGCCAGAGGCCGGCGATGAGCTGCAGCGTGGCGCTCTCGTCGTAGAGGCCGTCACTGGCCGCCTGCATCACGGCCGTCGCATTGTGGATGAGCTTCGTGAAGTCGACGAGGGGCGAGCCGACGAAGCGCGCCAGGCCGACGCTCTGACGGCCCGTGTTACCGGTCTGCTTCGTCGTGAGGATCAGGTACCAATTCGTGCCATCGGTGAACACGAACGGGTCACGGGACGCTCCGCCCCAGGCGCTATTGTAGGTAGCCGCGTTGCACCAGGGCGCGCCCGCGGCGTAGGCGCCGCCGTTGGGCGTGTCGTCCATCCCGCACCAGTAGATCGGCGCGTCCCCGTTGAGCACCGTCCAGCTATCGAGGGCGTCACTCACGCAGCCGGCCAAGCCGATCTTCTGGAGCTGGGTGCTGCCGGTCTGATGCGTCACGCCGGCGAAGAACATCAGGTACTTGTAGGCGGACTGCGCCTGGCTGGGAACGCCGTAGTACGGATTGCGCAGAATGAAGGGCGCGTAGACGATGAAGCGCCAGGCGCCCTGCGCGCCGGCGCCCAGGGTGAGCTCGGCCAGCTCCGTCCAGGTGCGCAGGTCCGGGCTTGTGTAGTGCGAGAAGTTGGCGCTGCCCGTCTCGCTCAGCGTGCAGCGGATGCCGATCAGGTGCCAGAGCCCGGTGTCGGTGACGTAGAAGAGCGCGTGGTCGTTCTGCTTTTTGTTCAGCGGACCGATGAGCCAGGGGCCGTTGAAGGTGAAGGCGACGCCATCGCCGGCGGCGCCGGCCACGCCCTCGAGGAGGAGCTCGACCAAGCCCGTGCCGTCGGGCTTGCGCTCCACGACCTTGAAGGTGGCGCCGGCCACGCTGATCGTCTCGCCCACCACCACCCGCGCCGAGGCCTCCGGGCACAAGAAGCGCGGCCCGGTGTCGGCGATCTCGAGCGCGTCCTCGTGGGCGTCGTCGAAGATGCCGACCACCGGGGCGCCGGCGATCACCGCCGGCGTCCCGTGCTCACCCTCTTGGAAGAAGGCGCTGAGGTCCTCGGCGAAGGGCGGCATCGGCTACTTGCCCTTGCCCTTCTTCCCGGTGTCCTTGGGCTCCGACTCGGCCGTTTCGGCACCGGGCGCGATCGTTTCGTCCTCGGCCGGCTTCGTCTCGGCCACGGGCGCGATCGTTTCGTCCTCGGCCGGCTTCGTCTCGGCCGCGGGGGCGGGCTCCGGGGCTGGCCTGATCGGCTCCACCTTGCCCATCTGGAAGAGCACCCTGAAGTCCGTCTCGCTGATGTAGGCCTCCTCGCCCGCGGCGAGAGTGACGCTACTGGCCACCGTCGAGCGGAGCACCTTCACGTGGACCTGGTTCCCAGGCTTCATTGCTTCCTCCTCGCGAGGGCGCGGGCCGCGGATCAGCGGGCGCCCGGATCGGGTTGTGAGCATGGCCGGCTATCCCGGCCCCCACGCGGGGGGCCGGGACCGTCTCCTGCCTACGCGGGCAGCACGCCGGACTTGTGGCGGATCGCGAGCACCGCGTTGATCGTGCCGTTCGTGTGCGTGCCGGTGAGGTTCACGATCGGCCGCACGTAGCGCTTCAGGCCGATGTAGGTGGCCGCGTAGGCCAGGCTCGCCTCGCCGTTCGCGTCCACCTTGCAGATGGTGCCGGTCGTCACGCCGCTGACCGTGGTCGACACGTCGGCGTCGGCCACGTCCGTCCACGTGCTGTTGTCGGTCGACTCCTCGAGCTCCACGGTCACGTAGACCGAGCCGCTGAGGGTGTCCCCCGGCGCGCCGAAGAGCGCGACGAAGGTGCAGCGCTCGTAGCCCAGCATGTCGACGGCCGTCCCCGTGCGATCGGTCGTGCCCCCCGAGAGCAGCGGCACGAGCGGCAGGGTGATCGTCACGTTGCTGAGCAGGTCGCGGATGCGTCCCATGATCGGATCCTTTCTGGCCTGAGGCCCTGCGGGCGGGAGCGCGCCGGGGCCTTCCCGGCGCGCAGCCGCGACCGTTACGTGGTGATCGTGTCCTTCTTCGCGGCGAAGGACTGCTGGCGGCGCAGGGCGATGTCGATGTCCTGCAGCGCGATCACCCGGAGCCCACCGCTCGTCGAGAGCGCGGCGGCGTCGACGTTCAGGTCGAGCACGCCCCAGCTCGCGATGGCGAGGTCCAGGAAGTTGCCGAAGAGGATCGCGCTCAGGTTCGTCCCGGTGCCCTGCGTCAGGTTGCTCGGCACGTTGGTGCTCACACCGACGCGCAGGCCCATCAGCTCGCCGAAGCCCTCGGAGTCGAAGGCGTTCATGATGTAGACCGCCTGGCCGCTCTCCTTCGGCGTGGCCATCATCTTGGCCGCGGCCTTGGGATCGGTCAGGAAGCCGAGCGTGCCGATGTCGGCGTTGTCGATCGCGACCTCCTTGTAGATCGCGACGATCTCCGCCCAGCTCGGCACCGTGCCATTGCCGCCAGCGCCGGTCACGGCGCCGATGCCGGTGGTGTTCAGGATGCCCAGGGGCTCCCCGTTCACGCCCGAGCCGTTGATGCCGACGCGGTCGATCTCGGTCGCGAGCGTCCGGGCCAGGTCGTCGCGCACGAAGGCCTCCACGTCGAGCGAGGCCTGCTTGAGCAGCTTGCGGGTGATAGCGGTGTAGGCGCCGACCGTCTTCGGCCGGAGGTCGAGCTGCCCGAGGGCGGCCTGGCTCTCCGTGGGCGCGACGCCCTCGTTGAGCCAGTAGGCCGTCCCGCTCGCCGTCTGCTTCGGGATCGCGGCGTCCCCGACCAGGCCACCGAGACCGATCGCGCCCATGCGCAGGAGCAGGCTCTTGGCCCGGAGCATGGGGATCATGCCGAGGAGCGTGGTGGCGACCAGGTAGCCGCCGGCCGTGTCCAGGCCGACCTGGAGGTCGCGCTGCTCGGCACGCGGCGAGGGAGCGCGCATCACCTCGATCGGGACCAAGACGCCCTTGGCCTCGATGCCGAACTTCTGGCAGATCGCACGGCCCGCCTCGAACTCGAGGCCGGCTTCCTCGATGTACTTCTGCCCGTACTCCGGCACGTTCTTCGTGGCGGCGAGCCCGCGGATCAGCTTGAGGATCGAGTAGTTCTTCACCTCCTTCGCGCTGAGTCCGATCTCCTTGACGCTCGGGCGATCGAGAGGCTTGGTGGCGATCGCCGTGAGCACGGCCTGGCGGAAGTCCTCGATCGAGGTCCCGTCGGCGATGGCCTTCTGAGCCATCTCGGCGGGCAGCTTGTGGGCATCGACGAGGGCGCTGATTGCCTTGACCCGCTCGCGCTCCTCCAAGACGCCGGCGCCCTTGAGGGCGCTCGGGTCCTGCACGGGCGCAGCGGCGGTGGGAGAAACGACTTCGGGCGGCATCTTGACCTCCTTGGGGATTACCGCCGCCGGCAGGGTGCCGGCGGCACTGCGATCCACGCCGACGGTGATGTCGGCGGGCATGCTGACGAGGGAGACCTCGAGCGGCTCCCAATCCGTGACGCGGTAGACGCTGACCTCGGTGTCACCTTCCTTCTTCACCTCGATCAGCTTCATCGCGTGGATGACGTAGCCGACCGACGTTGACCGACGAATGCGGTCCTCCACGTCGGTCATCATCTCCTCGCCGAGCGCGCTCCGGCTGAAGCGCACGAGGGCGCGGCCCAGCTTCGCGGGACCGTCGATCCAGGCCTTCTCGACAACGCCGATCTGCTCGAAGCTCCAGTGGTCCCTCAGGAGCGGACCGCCGGTATTCAGGCGCTCCAGGCGCACCTCGTTCTTCTTGTGGCCGAGGATCTCCTCGCCCCACCAGCGCGGGCAGGGCACCTCGGAGCTGAAGCTGAGCCCGACGGTGCGGCTCTCGCGGTCCAGCGAGGCGGCGCGGATCTGGAGCGTCCGAGCGAAGGCATTGGTGCCGAAGGTGCGCTGCAGGTCCTCGCCGGAGACGTCCGCCTTGCCGACGAGCTGGGCCCGGCAGGCGGCCAGCGTCTCCGTGTCGCCGGCCTCGAGGCGATCGATCAGCGCCGCCCGACGCTCGCGCTCCTCGGCGGGAAGGCTGCGCAAGGCCTCGGCCGTGAGGCCGAAGCGCGCCGGGATGAGTTGCTGCTCGGTCGGGCGCGGTGGCATTCCTCTGACCTCCAGGTCTTGCATGCTCCTACCGGCGCCGCCGCCGCCAAGCGGCGGGTCGGCGCCTTCCTCTGGGATCGGCTCTTCCTCAGGCGGTTTCGGGCCGTCATCGACGCTTTCGCCGCCGCCGGCCTCAGCTTCGCCGCCGCCATCATCGGCCGCCGAACTGCCCTCGCCGTCGCTGACGTCGATCTTCGCGAGCAGCGCCTCTGCGGCACCCTGGATCGCGGGGCTGTCCGTCGCCACGTCGATGATGGCCTCGAGCGCGGACTTCCAGACGCGGAAGCCGTCGTCAGCGAAGAGCCCCACGGGATAACGCCAGCGGTTCGGATCATCGGCCGGGGTGTTCGTCTCCAGGCCGAGGAAGTAGCGACCCGCCTCATCGGCGAGCAGGGCCTCGAGCGCGGTGGCCGCCGGCGACCAGGGCTCCTCCCGCTCCCCGTCGCCGGCGGCGATGTAAGCGCCGGCGACGGCCTGGCAGCGGGTGTTGAGCTTCAGGCTCACTTGCCCCCCTTGCCATCGCCGAGCAGGACCTGCTCTGCGTTCAGCGTCGGAGAGGGCGGCACGACGCCCAGCTCGGCCATCACCTTCAGCTCGGCAGCGCGCTCGGCCCAGACCTCCTCGGGATCCCGGCCGCGGGCCCGGATCTGCTCGCTC